CATACGCAACAGCTTTGCTGACGTGTCCGATGAGGAACTGAACGCCCACATTGACGACCATTTGGGCATTATGAAAGACACCAAAAAATAATAGCCATGAAAAAATCAGAACGGATCCACAAGGAAATCCTCGAACTGTCCGCCACGCTGGCGTTAATGCTCACCGAGCGAGAATGGGGTTGTCAGACAACCTACATCGCTGAGGACAACAGCGAGGTGCTCACAGATGAAGCGAAAGAAACCTTCAATGAGCACAGGCACGTCATTCACACGCAGTTGCAGAACCTGCGCAAAATGATTCAAAACACACATCATGGGTGAGCCGAATTGCGAAACCTGCGGAGGCAGTGGAACCGTTATGGATACGGGTTGGATGGGTGAATACCCTGACTACATCACCTGTCCTGATTGCCGTGGGAGCGGCAGTGACTACCGTCCCGACCCGGACGAGAAATTTGAGCGAGAGCGTGAAGAGGGAGCCTATTAGGTTCCTTCTTTTTTTTGTGGAAGAACTTATTTGTAGGTTCCTCAGAAGTACAGTACCTAATAGGTACAAGGAGCATCAACATACGGTTGTGAAAAAAAACTGTGTCCGACTTTGGTAGACCTATTGTTCCACTGCCGTAGCTTGCCCCCATCAGAAATCAGCGAAAAATGAATAGCCTTTTTGAAGCGTTGTGTGACGCAATGAAGCTTGGTCAGCGAATGAACGACCACGTAGCAAATCACCTGCCCGTTCTGAACCGTGTGCGCTCGACGTGCAAGGCGATGCATCCGGGAATGTTCACCAGCGAAATGGTGTTCGAACAGGTCGTGACGGACTTCCCGGAAATAACCCGGCACGACATCCGCCGAATAATGCACCTCTATAGCCAAGATGGTGTGTTGGTTGAGATTGGATCAGTTCGTCAGGGTCACGTCAGCGTTCCCGCATACAGGTGCGTTGTCAATGCCTAAAGTCAGTCCCTACGTCTATCCCGGTCTTGCAGGGTCACGAGGTGACTTAAGCATGATGACCTTGACCTATGCAGTCTGTGCGGCATTAAACATGGACTTTAATGAGATTATGGGGAAGAGGCGATTCCGACCGTTGGTGGAGGCGCGGTTTGCCCTGTACTACTGCTTCATCCGGAGAGAAAAAAAAACCTACACTCAAGTTGGTAGGCACTTCAATCGAGACCATAGTAGCGTGGTCAATGGAGTCCAAGCTTGGGAGCGGCTGTTGAGCGTCAGCGACAAGGAAGCCGTATCAGTCCAAAGACAAGTGAATAACGTATACCACAACCTCAAAAACCAACAGTACACATGAGTGACAGAAAAAAAACCTTTGACATCAGCCTGAACATCGACGAACTGCGCAAGCAGAAAAAGCACTTTGTTGAGGGCAAGAAAGCCACCTATCTCGACCTGAAAGTCATCGAGATGGACAATAAGCAGTACAACGATTTCGTGGTCGTCGTCAAGGTCAGCAAAGACGACTATGAAAAGGGCGTGAAGGGCGACATCGTCGGGTACGGAAAAGATTGGAATAGTCGCAATAATGCGAAACAGGCAAGTATGGATGCCCAATCCACTCCTGGAACTGTGGATCCAATTGATGGCGACGACTTGCCGTTCTGATGGCTCGAATTCAGATTGACCTGAATGAACTGTCGCAGTTTCCGCTGGAGGAACTGGATGTGTTGAAGGCTTTGGTCAAACTCCATGCAGGTCAGCCTATGATGCAAGTCCGGGATGACCTTAAATTAGACGACAACCTTGCACAGCGCATCGTTCGTTTTCTGATGAAGCAGGGGGGGCAACAACGGTTGTCCCTCCTGTTCTGCGACCAGTTAAAGGGCGAGTTTGACCAGTTGTGCATCAGCATTGCCCAAGGCATGAACCGCATCCTTGGGACGACCTATAAGCAGGAAGACCTGCGGTCTACTGTGCTGTATTGGTATCAGAGGGGTTACGTAGAAATAAGCGACTACATTAATGTTGTGGCGGATCGTGCAAATGCTTGGCGTGACGACCGAAAGCTAAAAACGCACCTGCGACCTGCAACCTTGTTTGGCGATAAGTTCGAGCAATACTTGAACTTGTCGAGGATCAGTTCGGTCAGCGACGACCAAGTTGGATACGATGACGAATTCACGGGAGTATGATGCTGACTAAAACTGTCTTTGACATTAAGCCGAGGCTTTATGAGTTGCGAAACGAGAAACGAGAGAAAGCGTGTACGACAGGGGTCGAGGAGTTGGACAACCTATACGTGCCGCGCAAAGGGTATCCCCTGTTCATTGCTGGTGCTCCACATCATGGTAAGTCGCTATTTGTCAAGTGGTTATTGATCGAGTGGAGCGAGAGGTACAACTGGCATCACTTCGTCTACATGGGCGAAGAAGGCGGAGCGGAGGAGTTGGCGATAGACCTGGCGGAGATGCACGTAGGTGCGCCAGCCCGAAAAAAAAACTTTCGGGGCGAAGATCAAGATCACATGAGCGACTCCGAGTTCGAGTTGGCATTGGATTGGGTTCAGTCACACTTCACGTTTTTCGACCCGGACGACCCCGCAGTAGACTTCGCTCCACAAGACTTCTACAAGGCAAGTTGCGACCCGAAATACGACACCACTATTCTCGATCCATGGAACGATGCTTCGAAGGATTTGAGGGAGTCGGGAGGTCGGGAAGACGTTTGGCTGACGAACGAGTTGAAGGTGGTTCGGCAGTACAGCAAGAATTGGAACCGCATTGACATCGTTGTGAACCATATTGCGAAGCTTCACGCAGACAGTAGCACGGTGAGCGGCAAGCGTTACCAAAAGCCCGCACTCCCGCAGGAATGGGCAGGGGGTCAAGCTTGGTATCGTAGGGCGTTCACTATGCTACTTGTCTATCGTCCTCCTGCGGGCGAGAGGCTAAAGGATGGCGAGGAGGAAATCCGCGATGGGGAGACGTGGATCATTAATCAGAAAACCAAACCAAAGGGCAGTGGCAAGCTTGGCAGGGCAAAGCTGTTTTTGTGCCGGAGGACAAACCGATTTACCCAATGAGAAAATGGGAGCCTACCCCGATGTCGCATCTTGAGCGAATCGCAGACCGCCAGGAGGCTGGCGGCATCGCCGAAAGCATTTTGGCGCAATTAGACTTAGGAGAGCCGATTGATCACGAGAACGCAGTAGAAATGTTGCGCAAGGTCAGTGAGCAGGTCGTACATATGTTGGATCAGGCGTTGTACTTGGAGCAAGGTATTAGCACCTACCAAGCGTGTCTGAACAGCGAGAAGCGTGTGAACCTTGACATCAAGCTGGAAATGCGCAAGTTGCAGGAGGAGAATGCCAGTCTGTCGAAAGAGAACAGGCACTTGAAGGGCAACATTGAAGAGTTTTTTGCTAAGGACAAATGAGAGAGACTGTAGTAAGCGTAAGCGGCGGACAATCGTCTGCGTACATAGCCGCCAATTTCCCGGCAGATCACCTTCTGTTTGCCCTCGTTACGGTTTCTGACCCGGCACTCACTTACCCTGACCCTGCCTTGAGGAAGGTAGTTAGCGACAAAATCGGCAGAGAGTTTATTGGCACACCGGAGGACGACATAATCATCCACACCATATTGGACATTGAACAGATGGTGGGCAAAGAAGTGAAATGGGTTGTTGGCAAGGAGTTTGACAAACTGCGTAATTCAAGCTTACCCAATATTGCTTGGAGGCATTGTACCACAGAGATGAAGATCAGACCGATGTTCAAGTGGTGGAAGAAGAACATTGGAGACCCTGTTCAAACCATGATAGGTTTTCGTGCAGGAGAAGAGAAGCGCGCGAAAGGAATGCTGGATAACGCTAATGAAGACGGGTTAGTCAGCTATAACAAGACTCCGTGGCAACAGCCAATTTTTCCGCTTATCGAAAATGGCGTTCGTCGCGATCATGTAAAGGAGTTTTGGAAGGATAAGCCTGTGCGATTTGCTCGGCTGAACAACTGCGTAGGTTGCTTTCACCGTAGCCCGCTTCTTTTGCGCAAGATGTTCGATGAGCACCCTACCAAGATGGATTGGTTCGAGCGTATGGAGAGCATGAAGAATGCACAGTGGAAGAGTGAGGTAAGCTACACTGAAATAAGACGGCACAATCTTCAGCACGAACTGTCGTTCGATGACTTTAATGAATGTGACAGCGGATATTGCGGACTTTGATATGAGTGATTTTTTTGATGAAACCAAGTATGACGGTGTCGATGACAACGTCGAGATCCTGCTGGAGGAACCTACAGAAGACCCGAACCAAGCCTACGTGTACATCCGAATCAAGGCGATGCCGGATGAGGAGGTGCTGATGAAGAGGTGCGTGGACAACAAGGATGGGTGGCTGTTTACAGCAAACACCGACATGGTCACTATTTTGAGCAACGGCACGGAGGCGCAGTTGGCGATGATCTTCCTTGAGTTGTTCCAAATGAACCCCTGCTTCATGGAGGCTGTGATGGTCGCCATTAACACGATGCAACACTACGGCGCAAGAGACAAAGACAATGGGACAGCTTACTGAATCGGACAAGGCGCGGATGCGCGACATCTACGAGCGTAATGGATTGACCAAAGATGATGTGTTCGTGCATCGACACTTCGTCATTATCAAGCGCACGGGAATCGAGAAGTTGCAAGCCAAAAACAACATTGATGTCGAGTTCCATGAGATTGTCATTGAACGCGACTTCGTGGTCATCAAGGCTGTAGCATACATCAATGAACTGAACATCCGCGTTGAGACTTACGGCGAAGCTGGATCAGAGAACTGCAAGAACACGTATTACGTGATGACCGCAGAGAAGCGCGCGTTGTCCAGGGCGGTGCTTAAGGCTATCGGTCTGTACAGCGAGGCGAACGTCTACAGCGAGGACGAGGGCGTTCACGATGAGTGATTGGATTGACGAACTGTTCGAGCAGGTCGAGCGGGCGGATGATGTAAGCGAACGAGCACGTGACTACCTGCTTCGCTTATTGGACGAGTGTCCTTTCCCGGACAATGTTGCGCTTGAGTACGAAGCCGAGATTTTATCTTCCGATCTTGATCGTGTCCGATACGGGGAACTCCGCACGACCTTCGAAATGAACGTCTTGGATATTCGCTACCAGTATGCACCGCGCCAGCGGGACATCAGAGATTGGATCAAGCAGATTTGTGAGTTGTGAATGAGTGGATTTCAAACCTCATCAAGGAACTTGACCTAACTCAGGTTTTCAAGACTAAGGGCGACCTACGGCGGTGGAGCGCAAAGCGCACCATTGGCGGCATCATCGCCCTTACCGCCTGTCAGACTATTCTGACCTACGGCATTACTTGGCAAGCAGTAGCATTGGCTTGTGTCGGCATCATCCCGATCAGTTTGTCAATGTTCGAGAAGTGAAGCCAGTACACGTATTTACCCATCAATACAAGGCAGGGGATACTCATCGCATAGTGCTGATGAGCGACCTGCATTGGGACAACCCGAAGTGCAACCGCGATCTTCTCAAGCGCGACCTTGAGTATGCCGCACATAACGGGTTGAACATCCTTATCAATGGCGACCTCTTTTGCGCAATGCAGGGCAGGTACGATGGTCGCAGGATGAAGTCCGACATCCGTCCGGAGCACAACACCTCAACGTACCTCGACGACCTGGTCGGCACTGCCGTGGAGTGGTTTGCTCCGTACATGGACAACATCGCGCTTGTCGGATATGGTAACCATGAGACCTCGATCCTGAAGAACTGCGAGACGGACATCCTTGCGCGGTTTGTCCGAGGCATGAACGACCAAGGGGGCAACATCGTGCTGGGCGGGTATGGCGGTTGGGTTGTGTGGTCGTTTCGGATGCCGAGCGGGAATGCCGTCAGTTATCGTATGAAATACTTTCACGGCAGTGGCGGCGGCGGCGTTGTTACTCGCGGTGTAATTTCAGCACAGAGGATGCTGGCTCAAGTCCATGGTCAATCGTGCGCGTGGCAGGGTCACGTGCATGAAAGTTGGAGCATGGTTAATGTGGTTGAGAGTTTGAATAACAACCATACGCCCATCCTGCGGGAAGTGCTACAGATTCGAACCCCGTGCTACAAAGAGGAGTATGGCGATGGCACGAAGGGTTGGCACGTCATGCGCGGCGCACCGCCAAAGCCCTTGGGGGCATACATCTTGGAGTTGAATTTGGGATCAAGGAAGGTCAATGCGAGAGCGTACCCGTTGAACATTTGATCTAAAGATTTGGTGGTGTGGTTCTTTTGTTCTACATTTGTAGACATGAAGAACAACGAAACGATTAAGCGGGTTCAAATCAAGTTCCGCAAAGGCTCCATTGCCCAAAGGGAGTTAGAGTTTAAACTCTGTGACATCTCTTATGATCAAGCGTGGCATAAGAAGCATGACCCGCTGATTGAGCATTGGCTGGAGACCGGAGATATGTGTGAGACTCTTGCTGAAGAGGTCTTGTACGAGTTCGAGTGTATCGCTTGCGGCGCAGACGGCTATGAAGAGGATCGTACCTACAGAAATGCTGTGGACAGCGTCATTCATAAGTTGCGAGAGGCTTATCCTGAATTGAAAGG